ATTTTACTATTTCTTTTATAATCCATTTATGGGCTTGATTATTAAAATCTTCCTCATTTATGATATTATATATGTTTGTTAAAAATTCTTTATTGGTTAATAAAGTATATAAAACCTTAATTTTAAATCCTCATCACTAGCTATATATGCTTCTCTAAGTTGCTCTTTAATAGAAATTTGTAATACTTCATTTTCTACTTTTTTAACTTCAACTTTTAAAATATCTAATGATGGTACTGTATGGTATTTGTCATAATATTTTACTATTTCTTTTATAACCCATTTATGAGCTTGATTATTAAAATCTTCCTCATTTAGAATATCATATACATTTGTTAAAAATTCCTTATGGGTTAATAAAGAAGATAAAACCTTAATTTGAAATCCTTTTCCATATTCTTCTATTGATTTTAATGTCATATAACTTATTTATTTATAACTAATTTTCCGAAAACATCTTCTAACCAAAAATCTAAATTTCTGATCATTCCACCTAATTTGTCTTCATTATATAATGCCGTGAACTGCTCAGGAATATAATTTAAATCTTTAGATTCTACAATCCTATCTAGATATTCCTTATCATTTTTTCCCAACATTGGATTACTTAAATCCATTACTTTATAATTTTTTTCTAATTCTTCTATTCCTTGGATCACTCTAGCATACACTACATGGTCTTTAAATTTCTTTTCACATATATCAAAGATATCAACAAAAGTTAAAACATCCTCTGTCAGCTCTGGGAATTTTTTAAATAAACCTTTTTCACCTAATCCCTTAACTCCTTTTATTTTATCTGAGTTATCACCTAAAAGTGTTTTATAAAGAATAAAATTTTGAGCAGGCATATTATATTTTTCTTTTATAACATCTTCAGTATAATATTTTTTCTCAATTGGTCTATAAACTATAACATTTTTGGAAACCAATTGGAGAAAATCTTTGTCACTAGATATTATAAATACTTTATCATCTTGGTGATTTGGTAATTTATCACTTAAATACGCGATAATATCATCTGCTTCTGCTTTATCTAAAGATAATGTTTTCACTGGTAGAGTTTTTAGATAATGTATTACTCTTACTATTTGATCTACTTTAGAATCATCTTCATCATCTAAGTTTTCAAATACTTCCCAATTAGTGATTCGTTGTAAATTCCTCCCTGATTTATATTCAGGGAGTAAATTTTTCCTATTTGCTGTTGAACCGGCTCCATCAAAAACTACATAGACTTGATCTGGTTGAGTTTGACGAATCATAGCTCCTAATGATCTAAAGAATCCACCTAAACCCCCTATATGGACTCCATCTGGGTTAACCATATTAAGCATGGCAAAGTTTCTAAAAAATAAATTTAATCCATCTATTAGTAATATTCTATTACCTTCAGACAGACTGTTATCATTCTCCTGAGTATCACCTAGGAGTTCAAGTAATTCTTTCTTTTTCATAGTTTATTGTGGTTCTTCTATATAAGTGGTAATATCATTATAATCTTGCTCCTCTTCTACAATTTGAAAATCAGTACCACCTAAAATATCTTTCCAAGCTTTTCCATTTTCATCTTTATAGTTCTTTAATTCTTTATCATTATCATTGATAAATCCGTGAGGTGTCATAACTATTCTACCTCTAGTAGTAACTCCATTAATATGATTTTTATCAATTTGTAGGTTAACACGTTTAGCAAATTCTACCTGTTTACCATCTTTAATTGCTTTAATCTTAGATGTTCCTGCATTTGAAATATTACCAAATGTAACTACAAATGTTGAATCAAACCACATAGCAAATCCTCCCTTATTCATTAATTTAGGTTTACCCATTGGTGATTCTGCTTTTGCGGTCCATACTTTATTAATACAAACTAATGTATTAGTAAATGGTGATGATTCTTTTCTTGATAATGTGATTCTTTGATTAACATTGTTACCAAATTGAGTAGACATTGCACCTGCGTTCCATTCATTGTTGTTTTTATTTGATTTTATAGACATTTCACAAGGTACTGATCCTATTGAATCCCATAAGAATAATAAATCATATGGTAAATTGCCTTTTTTCTGTTCATCTATTAAATCTAAAATAAATCCAGCTACATCTTCTATAGAATTTATTGTTTCTCTATCAACATAAACAAATTCCCCTTCATAATTTATAACTTCTCCGGTTTCTTCATCTACTACTTCTTTAACATCTAACCCCATTTGTTGAGCATGTTCCCAATTCCATTTCATCTCAGTAATAATAAAAACAGGTAATATTCCTCTCTTTTGAGCTGAAACTGCTGCTTCTAATAATGCTGTTGTTTTACCTGTATCAGAGTGACCTCTAAGTAAAACAATATGACCCATAGGAATACCTGGAATTGATGTAACATCTTGAAATGCTTGTGATAGTGGAATCCATGATTGATCTTTAAATTTAACATTTTGTCTAAGTCCCTTCTTTTCTTTGAAGGAACTTAAATCAAACTTGGATTTTATTTCAGCAGAGACTGCTTCATGTAACGATTTTTTAACTCTAGGCATATAACTTTAATTTAAAATGGTAAATCATCCTCAAATAAATCATCAAATTCATCTGATTTTGCTTTCTTAGGTGTTCCTTGTGATGCTAAACTAAATGATTTTTTAGGTTCAACTTTTGTTGTTTCATTTTTAGTATCATTATCAAATTCAGATGCTGGTTCAGATATTATTGAATCCTCACTACCTTCATTTCCTGATATGAAATTTTGTAATTCATCTTTTAGTTTATCATAAGTGTATTTATATCTTTCTTCTAGTAATTGTGGTTGTGTTTCTAACCATGTATTTACTTGATTAGCATCTTCACTTAATGGTGTTTGTTTTGGTTTTGGTCTTAAACTAAGAGCAAATCCTGGTCTATCAACTACCTTAGAGGCGTTAACAACAAAATCAAATCCTTCAGCTACATCTGTAAAATCACCATAATCCTCATCATCAGCAATTGATAATAATTCCATATAGATAGTTTTACTAAATTCAAATAAACGAACACCTTTATCTTCTTCTCCTCTAACTATAACAGGAGCAAATACTCTCAATTTTGGATCTAACTTTTTAGCTAGTCTCCAATTTTCAGAATCACTTGTTGTTCTTAATTTTTTAGTAAAATCAACAATTGGATCTTGTTCACCCCAATTAGATAATGCAACAATTGGATATTTTCCAACACCGTAATGCATATATATTTCTTGAAATGGGTTGTTTTTGTTTAATAATGATGGGACAAATCTAATTTGAAATTTTCCCTCTTGTCTTGGTTTCCAATAAACTAATGTGTAGTCTTTTTTCTCACCTGTTTTTGGTTTGGCATCCTGATTTAAAGATGACAAACGATTCTTAATCGCGTTTAAATCCATACTTATAACTTTTTTTAATAATAATAATACCTAAATATAATGAGAGTTTGACTGAAGGCCAAACTATGATCTATGAAAGATCAATTATATCATGAATTTTGGTGTTGAGTTGTTTTAAATCCCCATGTTGAGTAAGTAAAACACAGTTTCTATAATGTTGCCAATTGATTGGAAATTTAGTGTCAACTACACCACCGTTAAGTTTTTTGATTAGCTCATTTAGAGCATTTATAGTGTACAAGGTATTTGTTTCTTTCTTCCTATGTACCAAAATTGTATTGGATGGAATCTCACTCACATTACCCTGATCAACATTATACGTGATTACGTATTCATCATTACTCTTAATATAAAGAACAAACATTTTGTTATACATTATACTGTATGTTGTTGAAAGTTCTTTTACTTTAGACTCAATCTCCTCGGATTTTACAAAAGTGCAAAATAATTTATTGTTCAAATCTCCTAAATTTATAAAGTTATCGTTGTCATATTCTATGGTATAAATATCAAGAGTTTGTTCAAAAGTCATAACTGATTCCATGTGTAATTTTTGTTTTAAGTTTATTTTTTTCAAATACATTTAATATGCGCTCTAGTGTATGTTCTTCAGTATCTTCAAAATCTAATAAGAAAGCGTCATATGTGTATAATACTAATTTTGTTTTTTGATTTTTTAAAATTTTAATTATGTCCCATAATATAGTAACATTTTTTGCTGTTTCCAAATTTTGAAGGAGATAATTAAATAGTTTTTGAGGGCGCATATTCTCTAACTTAGATTTTTTAAATCTGTAATTAGATATAGGGCATTCTATAAAACCTTTTGTTTGGTATTCAGACCATAAATTATCTACAAATTTTTGGATTTTTTGAAAAAATTCAAGATCCCTATACTGCTCAAATACGCCGCCATAAAGCTGCTTGAACGTAAGTTCTTTAGATTTTTTATAATCCACCCCATACATTTGTGCAAAGGATTCATGAATATCATCAGTATCGAACTTATAATCAATAAGATAACTTGCAAGGGTAGGATGATAAGCAGAAATATCAATTTCAATAAATTTATCATTCCTTGGTATGAAAGATTTTCTACATCCATTTTCTTTATTTAATGCTGCAAAGTTAACCCCACCAAATCTGTTTGAGGGTCTTGTTGTAGTTGTTCTGTAATTATATTGTGTGTATACTGTACTTCCCCAATCTTGGTTGAAGTGTTCTTTGAATAGTTCTGGTGATACTTGTATACCACTCCTTTCGATGGAGTTGAAAACCAAGGGTACTTGGTTGTTGTAAAACTGGTTGATTGGTTCATTTATATATTGTTTTAAATTGTTATAATTTTTTTCGCAAATTTCATACTGTTTTATTACAGGTATAAGTCGGTTTATATCTGTTTTATTTGGGTTCCTTTGGTTTAAAAATTGGTGAGCTTTTGTAGTCTCTCTTTCATATTCAGGTGATAATAATGATATATCATCAAC